GTAGCAGTTATTTGATAACGAAATGATAACGATTAAGCGTATGTGCGCTTGTTATATGTGAATGATCCATCTTGATTGACCGGTATTAACTCAACTTGATGACCTTTTTTGCCAAACTGTATGACCACAAAACCCATGTTCCAGTCAGCTGAATTGTATTTGAGATAACTTGCTTTACGCATGTCCATCAAGTGTCCAGCCTCAATGCCCCAAATCGTTGAATAACGCCCATTTAAGCCGGTTTGGTGTCGGACTGCACCCTGTCTGTGCGAGTGCCCGCAAACAACGCTAGAATTCCATTTTTTGGCTAAATTAAGGCTAGTTATTCCGGCATGCTTAGACATGTTCCCTTCATCTCCATGAGCCAAATGCCAGCCCTTCTCAAACTCATACGCTCGCTTATGGAATCTAATGCCTAAGCTGCTGAAATCCATAAATTTATCGTAAGCCAATTCTGGTAATCCAATTAGTGATGGCGCACCTCTCAACAAGGTTTGATAAATTCTATCGGTGTGGTTTGATCTGACTATATCTGTCGTGCCTAAGTCATAAAGTATCTCTTGACCAAGTGATCGTTCCTCATCAAGTGTTTCGGCAAACTCTAACTTTGTGCCTTTTGCCCAACGGCTTTGACTGCCAAGATCCATTTCATCACCAACATTTAAGACGAAGTCAAACTTCTCTCGCTTTGTCATTGCAATCAAATTCTTAACAGCTGCGACATGATGCAAGGGAATTTGTAAATCAGGAACTACTAAATACCTTCGATTAGGTTTAGTCGTCATCCTCATCCGGATCGATGCGTGGAATTATCGCATCAGGTTTATCGTTGGAGATCCAGTCAGGCAAGGCGTTTGGCTCTTGCATAATCCAAAACGCCATTTCTTTAGTAAAACCTGCACGCTTCGCAGCTGTAAATGCTTCGTGCAATGTAATGAAATGTGTATCTAATTTGGTCAATTCACGAGTTTGGCGAACTACTCGACGATTGATCTTTTTGTGTTTGATAGGTTTTCGTGTGTTCGCCATAGGAAAATTATTGCTTACTAATTAAGACAAACAGATCATCAACACGCTTTTCTAATCGAGAAATTTGGTCTTTGATGCTGTTTCCAGAATTCGGGCGCAACTCATTGAGCCAGCCTTTAACTAGGAAACGAAACCCGATCAGCACGCCTGTTAGCACAGCGCAAACGCCAGCCGAAAATCCAGCCCACTCTTGAGGTGTCATTTGGCATTAACGCCATAATCTGCTTCGCCCCCTGAATTTGGATCAATTGCTTTTGCTACTGGTGCAATCAATGCGCCAAGTAATACTGCAAATTCTGGTCTGATATCAGCAACAATTGCGAGTGCAACAGTTATGCCGGATGCAGCCACAGCTCTTAAATATGACTTGATTGCTGCCTTGTGTTTATTTGATAGTTTCATGCATCTCCTATGGTCGGGCAACTGCCATTATTAGTGAATAGTTGCGTTTGCGTAAATAAACACCATCGCCATTTGATTGGCTTCCTGCTTTACCAGATGAAGTATTGCCCTCAATAACTTGCAGATATTTCAATGCTGTGTTGTTCCATTTAACAATGCCGACATGATCAGGCTCAGCATCTTTGTCAAATTGAAAGAAAACAACATCACCGGCTTTTGCCTGTCCTACCGGTATCAGCTTGCCAAGCATTGCAAACCATTTAAGTGCATGATCGCAACTGGCAAACCCTTTACCCGATTGAGCTGCTATCGATCCACCAAATCCTGCTTTGTTGTAGCACCACGATACAAACATGGCACACCAAGGCTGATTGTTTAAGCCATACCACTTGCCATACTTTGTGTCATTGACCGGCTGTTCTTGATAGCCAATCTCGGCTTTAGCAATCTCTAATAAGTTTGGCATAGTTCCTCAAGATTATGCTTTAAGCCAAGTTAGGCTTGACTCATCCCAATACCATTTGCCCTTAACAGGCATTGCAGTTGGTGCTTGCCATCGGTAAGTAGATTCATTTAATACCCAAGAATCAAAAGGTTTAGGCGCAATAAAAGCATCTGTAATTTCATCGTATGTATAACCTATGCCAGCATAATTTTTGCGTATGTTGCCGTTGTATGAGGTTTGCTTCCAGTTATCACTGTTGCCATATAAATTGTGTAAAAACTGTATGCCGCTAACCTCTTCATTGTCAGCATCAATAGCATTGTTATTTACAACTACGCCAGCAATTACTAAATTATTTTCATCTAACTTAACAAAGTGTGCCATTATGGGGTAATACTTCCTGTTCCAGTAAATGTGTAATAAGTAAAACCGCCCGATACCACTCTGGTTGGTGAACCTGTTGTAGCAGTAGCTGTAAACGTGCCGTTGTATCTAAAAATAATTAGACCCGAACCACCTGCACCACCAACTAAACCACCACCACCGCCACCGCCTGTATTAGCAGTTCCAGCACTACCTGTTCCACTTGTGTTAGGGGGCGTGCCACCCGCACCTGCACCACCGCCATTGACCGCTGTTCCTGCTGGATCTGTGTAGCCACCCCCACCTCCACCACCTGCAACTTTGCCACCGACCCCCATTGATGTAGCAGATAGCCAAGTGCTAAAGTTAATTGAATTGTAAGTGTCCGCACCTGCGCCACCATTACCAGCTTGACTGCTATTTGCAGCCACGCTAGTTCCTACCGCACTACCACCACCGCCACCTGCTGCTGTGAATCTAGTAGTGTTTCCAGCTAATGTATAATCACCACCTGCAAAACCTTCAACTGGGGAATATCCACCAGAATTACCAGCACCACCTGATTGAGATGCTGAACTACTTGAATTTGTAATTTTAAAACCAGATGCACCTGAACCAGAACCACCAGTGTCACCTGCAGACTGAAATGCCATACCTCTAGCACCCCTAGATGATGTTAATGTTGTAAAACCGCTGCCAGTTATTTCAGATAAATTACCAAAACTGCCATTACCAGATAGCGCACCTGCACCACCAAGTCCAACTGTGACAGTATAAATTACATTTGTGTTAAAAGTTTTTGCGGTAAATGCTCTGCAACCACCCGCACCTGCACCGCTTCCCGGACCATCACCGCCACCGCCACCTCCACCAGCAACTATTAAAAGATCAAAGTCTATGGGTTGAGATAAGTTTCCAGTAATGGCTGAGGCAAAAATCCCCAATAAACTCATTAACTAATATCTCCTATAATTGTGAACACATTTGATGCGGTGCAAACAATAGAAGCCGCTGAAAATTGCGCCCTTAATGTAGGAGCAGCCGAAGTTGCACCTGTTGAAGTAATTGTCACTCCTGCACCAGCAGCAAATGGAACTGCTCCTGTGCCAATTCTTTGCACATTTATTATTTGACCAGCAGTAAAAATTGATGGTGGAACAGTTAGCGTTCTTGAAACTGTATCGCTTACAGTCACTAATTTGAAAGCATCACCTGCTACTAAAGTATAATTGGCAGTTTGAGCGTTAAAGGATATTGAAACTCCAGCAGCATAGGCTGGCACACCAGAAGCAACTGTTAAAACATTTCCAGTTGAACCAATTGCAAGTCTTGTATTTACATTTGATGTTGAGGAACGAAAGGAAATATCGCCAAGAGTTGTTTCAGGATTTAAATTTTTTGTTGTGGTATCAACAGATGATCCAAGTGTGCGGATTGCAGATGCGCCATCCTTGACCAAAGCTGTGTCATCTGGTGTTGTCCAGCCGTAATTAGTAGTGGTTGCCATATTTTCCTATTCTCAGGATACGATTGTAGCGTATTCCCATGTCAGAGTTTGATCTATTGTTTGGAATGTTTCATTTATTGGAACAGTATTCCAACGCATTGCTACCTGACTAAATGCAACAGGCGACAAATTGAGCGTTATGAATAATTCATTAAATCTTGTGCTCCATGACCAGCCTTCCACATACCCCTCAAACTCACCGCCTGAGATTTGATCCGGTAGGTTTTTGAGGTTAAGTGGTTGCCCCATAAATACGCCAAGCAGACTATCTCGATCTGCATTGTCAATCTCTGGATTTGTAATGGGAAAGGTTATGGATTGGAATGCCGGCAACGGGAAGGCTCTTTGTGCAATGTAGCGATCTGCGACCTCTTGCGCATCCACAGCTGAGTGGATGACTGAGTTAATACTTTCGGCTTTGTAGCCGTATAAGGCAATTGACTCTGGGGATGTTGCAGTTTCTTGTGATCCAAAATTGTTGCCATAGTTAATATAAATGTCATTGCGAAGGTCGGCTGCCCGCACCACAGTTGAAAGCCCTTGACCTAATGCATGATTTGCATCAAGATCAACATAACCATTGGCAAGTAAATAAATCTGTCTATGATCTGCATCTGCATAACTAATGTCGCCATTGTTTTCCTCATACAAATAACCAAATGCTGAATCGGCTATAAGGCTTGCAATGTTGTAAATCGTATCAGGATCAGCTGCTCGGTTTTCCATTGTGTATAATCCCGGTGTATCAATTGTGCCAAGTCCTTGATTACCGGCTTGCGCCCATGTTTCTGTTGCATCATAGGTAGCCCATGTTGTAGCTGCTGGCACATCATTCCATGAGGCAAGCAATACACTTGACAACAAAGCAAGTATTTGATCGCCATCCTCATCCTGTGAAATTGTGCCGTTGTAAATCTCTTTTGCTAGTTTAACCAGCGCACCCATTGCAAGGATTGTGTAAGAGATGACTGTGGCAATTTGACCAGTTTGTGCAACCTCAACTGTGATGTCAGTTATGTCGCCACCAAATAGATTCACATAAGTTGCTGAACTGTCTTTGACCTGCAAACTTAAACTGTCATTTATGTCAAATGGCAATGTCTGTCCAGATAATGCAACAAGGCTGATTTGCAAATAAGATGGGTTGGGTTGCGTATAGATATCATCCCGACCACTTTCGTGAGTGATGTCGCTGATTGCAATGTCTGTGTAATCAACACCGGCAACAGTAAGTTTCCAGTCAGGTGTCCAGACTGTCATTATCCGCCCTTTATGCCTGAGTTATACAGCTGTGGAACTGATCTTGATGCGCTCTGATTTAATACTTTTGCAACTGACCTAGCAGCACCCTCACTATCAACTGCTTTGACTGTGATGTTATTTATGACTGGTGCGCTGATCCTATCCTCACGAACATTTGGGAGGGCTGCAATTGAAGGCGCAACAAATCCTTGTGAAGCCGATGGTGCTGGATTTGAGATTGATGGGATATTAACTCCGGGAATAACATTTGCAACTCTAATCATTTCATTGGCAAGTGATACAACCAAGCCAATTGCCTCACGCACAAATGTAATAAAGCCAGAGATCAATCCAGCCACCTTGATTATGGCATTGCCAAAAGCCTCAGCACTCCTTTGTGTTTCCGTCAATGATGCACTTAATCCTTCATCACCGGTCAATCCTGCAATAAAGCCATTCAATGCTGGAATGCCGGTTGTGTTTAAGAAACCAATAAACTTTTCTACCTGTGGCAGTAATGCAAAACCAAGACTTTCCTTAGCCTCATCAAATCCAACTTTGAGGCGATCTATCTTGCCTTGAAATGTTTCAGCATTTGCAGCTGCTGCGCCACCATAAAGATCGGACAATTTTGCTTGAACCTCTGTGAATGATGAGGTTGCCAATTCTGCTTTTGATAATCCAAGTCCTAATCTACCAAGTGCAGTTGTGTTTCCGTCTTGAGCCCGACCCAACGCATTTGCGACTGTTTCCAAATCTAAACCTCGACCTTTTGAGATGTCTAAAGCAAGATTCAATAACTTTTGCGCTTCCTCAGTTGACTTTGTCGAAACTGCCAATCTCTGCATTGCCGGTCTAAGTTTGTCATCGGCAACTCCGGTTGCAAGTGATGTCTGCAGGATCATGTCCTCAGTAGCCTTTATTTGGTCATCAGTAGCCCCTGTCGCAGCCCTTAGCGCAGCAGCCAACCTAAGTTGTGCAGCCTCATCCTCTATTGCAGCCTTGACCCCATCAACGGCTAACTTAGTGCCATAAGCAACCGCAGCAGCAGCAGCAACTGCAAATGCAGCAGCAGCCTTCTTTCCAAATGCTGCAATCTTTTCGCTATTACTCTCGACTGCATTATCAGCTTGATTTAGTTTGTTTTTAAGATCATCAATATCTGCAAGGATCTTGAGGGATAGCGTTCTGGTATCTCTTGCCATTACGACCACTTATCCAATATGCGGTTATAGGCTGCTTCCCATTTGTTAATCAATTCAGGCTGAATTCTGCGAAGCGTTGGATAGATAAACCAACCACGACTACCTCTGCCTTGCCTTCCCGAATATGTAGGGAACTGCTTGAACTTATTAGATCCAAACTCAGAACCACCCCATAGGGTTTGCGTTGTAGCCCCACCTGAAAACTTTTGTCGTGCGAAACCATATTTGAACTCACCGATTTTGCTTGACTTTGAGATGCTAACGCCATCCGCAATTCTCTTCGCAACCTTGCCCGATTTTGTTCTGCCTCTAGCTGCTGTTTTAATTTCCTCAGATGCGTAAGTCGCCAAAGCAGCAGATTGCGTTCTTGCCTCATCTGTGGCTTGTGAATCCATAACTTTGAAAGCCTTGAGAATATCCCGAATATCATTGCGATTGTAAGCACTTGTTTCACTTGCCATGCCTCGCCTCCAGTATCTCTATTGCTGTCAAGATGTCCTCTGCATCAACCCATTCGCTCATTGGTATTTGTGTGGCAATTGCCAACTCAACCAATAGCCTGTTTAGGCTTCCTGCTTTATGGCTTTTGGGTCTGCATCACCAACGATTACATCGCTGATAGTTTCGATCCAAGCCTCAAAAGGTTTGACCGGCTTTCCGGCACTTTCACGCTTGTGTGCGCTGTATGCCAAAAACATAAGATCCCACATGCCAAGTTTTTCTTTAGCCTGTCCGATCGTATGACCAGTTTGCTTTTCCCATTTCGCCCACTCAGGCGGTTGGGCAATGTATGTTGCTTGCTCGCCTGAGTTATATTCAATTGTAATTGGTAGTTTCATTTTGCTCCCGTTGTTAGATTTTAACTAAATGTTTCTACTACTGCACCCTTTGAAACTTTGAAAGTAAATGACACAGTTTGCGCATCTACTCCAGATCCTCCGGCTGTTGGAAACTCTGGCATTACCGGAAACACAAATTGCGCTCCAGTTGCTGAGGTAAGTGTGATTGAAATGTCTGTGTCTGGTGCTGATTCAGCAGCTGTCCACAAAGCCTCACAGACTGAACTTGCCTTGCCCCAATCTGCCAACATATCCAATTGGAATGTTCCAGAAATGTTTGTGGTTTTGTAAGCCTCGCCATCAAGTGTTTGATAGGTCTGTCGCTCATTAAC